CCTAACAACGGGTCGATAGCGTTGTTTAAGTCATTAGTTTGTCCAGGTACAATCACACCAACTTGTTCTAAATCTATGAATCCATCATCAACCACTTGCCCATCTTTTAATACACCATTTCCAAAAATCAATGATGTTGTATTATCTAAATTTGTTTCTCTTGTAAATCTTTTTGATGTTTTAATATATTGTAAAGAATATGGAACAGCTAAATTTTCAGTAGCTCCTGTTGTTAAGTTTTGATAAGCGTTTTCTCTAACATCCTCCGTATAGTGAGTAGATATTGGAACTTTATCTTGTGCAAGAAAATCAACCTCATACCAATCGTTACCATTTGAATCCACACAAGAAATAATATCAATAACATTTTTATCATTTATTGTTATTTTTTTAAATTTTTCAGGAGCTCCTATGTCAAATGTAGATATTTTTTGTTTACCACTAACAGCTTTAACTGTTCTTTTTAAAGTATAAGAAGTAGCTAAACCACTTGTGTCTGAAGTAGATGCTACAATTTGAGTATCACTTGATTGTGATATTTGAAAATCTAAAATATCTAAAGTTTCAAAAAGTATGTTAGAGTCACTACCTTTAACTTGTATACCTTTATTAAAAATACCACCAGTTGTATAATCTACTTTTGAAGAATCATCACTCATAGCATCTACGTCTTGAGAAAATGTTAAATCAACATACGCAGGAACTATTGGTTTTACCTTATAACCAAACATCTTAGCCATTGTCATTATGTTTCTTCTCTCTTCAGCTAGTGGTAATAATAACTCACGATATTGTTGGTCGATATAAAATGATAACACATCACCTACATAAGCATTCATTTCTAATAACATCATACCAGGTGATGTTTCATTGAAATCACGATATGTATTTGGAAAATAAGATTTTGCATAATTCATTAAAGATTGTTTTAATGAGTTAAAATCTTTATTTAAATAATTTACATTTGATTCTTTAAAATTGTCTTTACCATAACTTGGCATAATTTATCTCCAATTAATATCCACCACCACCTTGTATTTCAGTAGAATCTCCTATAGCGCTATTAAAATCTATAGAAACTGAATCTACAGTGTTTGGGTCTTGTTTAATGTTAAATAATATATTAACTACAATTTGATTTGCATCTGTTCTACTATCATCATTTACTATTCTTATATCTCTTACCTCAACAAAAGGTAACCAAATTTCCATTGTATCTAAAATTCTATTTTGTACTGATACTAATGTTTCAGCATCAATTTGTTCAAATAAAAGTTGTCTTAAATTAATGCCAAGATTTGGTTGCATCAACCTCTCACCTTGATTTGTTTTTAATAAATTTCTTATGTTATTTTTTACAGCGTCAATAGTTGTAGATGTTGATGCCATCCAACCATCTTTTTCATCACCTCTTCTAATTGGTAAATCAATACCAACTTTAACATTAGAATCTCTATCAATTATATAGGGTTTTTTTGATGTATCTTTAACAGCCATTATTCATTACTCCTAGCATCATCTTCATTTAATATAACTGTAGTGAATTGTCTTTGACCATCTTCATCCTCAACATTAAAAGAATTTTGTGAATCTGGATCGTCCCCAATGTATACATAACCAGTTGATTGTAAACCAGTATTTTTTCCAACACTAGGACCAGGTAAGGTAGAACCACCTTTAAGTAATGGTTTTACTGCCATTTTTACAGCCCCCTCTAATTGGTCAACTATACCACCAGCACCTGGCACCATACCTGCTATTTTTTTCATTGTTTTAAATATTGGAGCTTTATCTCCAAGTAATGTTGGCATTTTAACATCAACTGATTGGTCTGGAATTTTGAAATCTTCTACAACGATTGGTGCTTTCAATTGTGTAATTGTAAAATTGCAATTTGTTATATATTTAATAATCGCTTCTTTTATATATTCAGCCTCTCGTTCAATTATAGAACCATTAGAAGTATCAAGAGGTTCTTCCATTCCACTTTCTTTAGCAGCTTTTACTTTAGCATCAATTAAATCTTGTTTTAATCCCATTATTATTTTCCGTATTTTTGTTTTTGTTTTTCATCAGCCTTTTGTAAAACTTGTCTATAATCTTTGTTTAAAAATTTACTCATAGGGTCACTTGATGGAACTTGTTGTGGTGTTTCATTCATCATATCACCATAACTTCTTCCAACCAATTCACTCATTCTATCTGAAGTAAATTCACCACCACCCATTGTTTTCCAATCACCATCTTGAGCTGTTTCATTCAATACATCATTTAAAATTTTATTAGATGTAAAACTACTATTTTGTGTTGGTTTTTTTGGTGTCATTGGTTTAGTTGTTGGAGTTGGTTTTTTTAATTCAGTTATTACTTCTTGAATTGCCATAGCAACTTCTTCTCTAACGATTTGTCTTATTGTTTTTTTCTTTTTCATATTATACCTCTTATTTATCTAAAAAATGTTTACTACTTAATATACCATCAATAGCAGTTATAACAGATGATTCACTTGGTAATGGTATACTTGCTTGTGGGCCCATCATTGTTGGAGTTTTTATTTCTTTAAATAATCCAACTATATCTTTTAAGACTTGTTGTAATTTTCTACCCATAACCATTTGGTCATGACTTGCTCCGTCAATATAAGGGCTTCCAAGATAAGTTTTTTCTGAATCCACAACAAAATCTTTACCCGTTGAAATACCAACATTCTCTTTAGAACCAATATGTATATCTTTATTTGATGATAATAATATATCATCTATTTTTGAATTAAAAATAATTCTATCTGAACTAATTAGTACTTGATTTGTTTTTTCTAAACTCCCATAATTATAAATAAACTCATCATTTTCTTGACTATTCATACCTTTAATTAAATCACCCATATATCTTTTAGGAGGTGTTTCTTTATCACCATCTGAAACATAGTCGGAAGCTAATTTAAAACCATCAACTATTTCAACTAATGTTGGGTCTGCTGGGTCATATTCTCTACCATAACCACCAAAATGTTGGTTTAAACTACCATAACTTGTAATACTAATTAATGTTCCATCAGCAAAACCTTCCTTTTGAAAACTTCTTTGTCTTCCATTTGATATAAATACATAAGGATTTTCACCTCTACTACCAACTCTTACACTATTACCATGTCTTCCTTCTAACATCAAATCACCATGATTTTCATTAAAGGCTTCAGTTCCATCTAAAAGTTCATTATAAGGTTTTGACATTCTTAAATGACTTGTTTTTACGAAATTTAATGACTCACCTTTTTGTAATCTTGAGTCTTGTTCTTTGTTTTCAATTTTTCCAGTACTACCTATTTCAGGTTCCCATAAGTTATCTGGATTAAAATTTGGACTGTTGGATGTATTTAATGGTCCTAAATAATATTGTTTACCACCTATGGTGCAAAGTAAAACAGGATCTCCTTTTGCTGGAACTTCAAACATACCTCTAAATAATGGAAAGTATCTATCTGTATTATCAAGATTTGATTTCTTTTTTTTAGGTCCATTTCTAATATGTGATATAGCTAATATTGAATTTGTATTTGAATACTCACCATATGACTTTAACGTATCATCACTTGTAATTGTTTCCACACATACACCTGGAACAAATTGTAAATAAAATGGAGTGAATGCAAAACTCTGTAAAGGTCCTTTTACTTTGATTTTATCAGATGTTGTAAATATTGATGCCATTTAACTCTCCGAAAATCCTTTTTGAATTGTTTTATTTTTTATAACTTCAAGTCTATCACTTTCATTTTGTAAATCTTGAACTGTGTCTTGAAGTGTTCCCATTAATTCTTCTTTTTCTTCATCTGTTAATAACATTGATTCATCAGATTCACCTTGTGATTTAGAAATAATTCTTTGTAATACACCAGCGAGTTTTACCAAATGTTCATCATTACGAACAGCCGTATCCATATATTCCTTTAT